GTATCTGTTGCCATGACTAGGTTTGCTTTGATTTTGATTATAGCACAAGGTTGTAGTTTCTGCAATATTGGATAGATTAACTCTACCGTCTGCTTATTGGGTGTATGATGCTCATAGAAATAATGCACCATTTGCATGTTACGGTGGATATTATCTGGTGTATCATAATGAATCTTACCCATCCACCAAGGGATAGTATCAACCATTTTTGCGACCATCAGGTCAAATTCATCTCTAGGAAGAAAGTCCTTTTCTATCTTTAGCGGTAACGACATTAGATCCTTTAGGTACAAACAACTCAGGTTTGTGTATCACGACTATATACACACCATTCCACCAATCATTCTCATCTTCTATAGTTTCAGTTAATATAATCCTCTCAAATCGTACCTCTTTATCCTTACAAAATTCTTTAGTTGTATCAACAACACCATCAAAGTTAGCATCATCAACTACTAGAATATATGTGTGCTCTGCTGCCTTATGTAAATGCTCTAAGTTAGCAAGCATAGGTTTCTTCTTATTGTCTGCATCATAGAATATAACTGATGGTCTATGATCTAAGTTAAACTCTACATCTAATAGACTCTTATCACTGACACCAATAGAACAATACTGATTAAACCATTTCTTACCATTCTCAATGAATTGCTTAAATGGATCCTCAACTTCATACTTACTTCTTATATCTTCTCGTCTTGGTCTTATCTCACCTTCACCAAAATCATCAATAGCATACGCTTTAACTGCCTGGTTACCCATTAGTGCAGCAAATAATGTGCTACCCATATAACAACCAACGTCAGCATATACTGTGCCAGCATCACACAAATTATTGAGTAAATGCCTTACCTTAGTTGATGATAACCCAATGACATCATAACCTTCAGGGTTGAAGTTAGATTTACCATCAACAGCAGCATCAATAGCACGTATTGCCTTATCTACAAATGGATCCATTTTTCTATTCTGCCTCCTTAAGTGTGATTCTACCACAGACTCGCAATAGTTGCAATCCCAACAATCGAACTTGCATGTCTTTATCTTATTTCTCCATATATTAATAGGAGAATCTTTTATATCAATATCCTCCATGTATTTAACATACTCTGGATATAATATACTATCGTTATTATCCCACCTCTCAATTATATCCATAGACTCCTTCATTCTCATGAAGTTCTCTCTACCATGTAGTTTGAACACATCAATAACATCTAGCAACTCCTCCCAGTCCTCTCTCCAAGGTGGTAAGTTTGCTTGCTTTAGTTCAAATGCAGGATCATAAGCATCCCAACGTGAGCATGATATTCTACTGATTTCACTATTAAAATATTGAGGTTTAGTCCCTTCTCTTGTACTATTATATTGATAATGCTCTGGCATGATAGGACAACCACCCCAACAGTGTTCATTGACTAGCAATGATAACCTGATAGGATTACCTTTCTCTGCACAATATTCTTTTGCTTGCTTAATACGAACCAATGCTTCCTGGTCTCTCATTATATCTCTATCAAGATTGATATAATTGAAACCCATTGATGCTAGAGATACAATCTCATTGGGTTTAGTTACCTCCCTGAGAATCGTATTCTTTATATAAATGTCTGGAAATGCTCTCTGTATTCTACCTGTAGCAACCCATGATGTATGAGGTAAGGTAACTATATTGATACCAATATCATACAATGGTTTAAAATTTTCAATCCATATATCTAAATTCCTTTCATCAGGTCGTACCCATATATTATTAAACGTAGCAGACAATGGTATGCCTGTCTGCTCTCTTACATAAAATGCGTTACCTGCAACCTTCTTAGCATCACCTTCCGTACGAAATGTGTCACCCATTGCATCCTGCATAAAGGGTGGCATCCGACAGGTGAAATATAAATCAGTTATTAAGTGCTGGTATTTCTTTAGAAAGGGAATCAGTGATTCGTCCAGAAACTTTGGATCCACCTTCGGATTGATCGGCAGACTGAAGCAATCTGTCTGCGATATTTTGGGTTGCATAATCAGTTAAAACTCCAGATGTATCAAATAGTTGAGGTGGTTTTCCGTCCATCATTTTCGCTACTCTCTCTTCTGCTGCTTCCTTAATTCCACCTATGGATCTATTTACAGCAGTAGAATATGTCAAGGCAAGATCAACAACTGCTGCTTGATCTTCAGGATTCATTTGAAGTAATGCTTCAATATTACCTGCTTGTATTCTACCAGAAGTCATGAGATCAGTAGCAGACTGTCTTGCCATCCTAGCAATCCAATACTTCTGCTCTTCTCTTTCCTTTAATTCTTTATCTTCCAGTAATCCCTTTATATCAGTAGGGTCACCGAATTTACTCTTAATAATATTAACAAAACTTTCTATCTCTTGCTTAGATTGATTAATCTTATTAGTCCATACAGTCTTATCTACCTGTAGTAGTTGCAACTCATAAACCTTATCTTGCTTGTAAAATGGATCCTCTTCTTGCTCCATTTCATGTGTTACCCTAGCAATATCATTGAGGCATCTCTTAAATGATATTGATATTTTCTGTAGTGAATTATATCTCACCTGTATTTCCATCGCTGCCTGTTGCATTTGGCGATAAGGAGTTACATGTGAATTAATCACAAAATGCTTATTTTGGAATTCAGACTGCTCAAAAAATTGGTGGTCTGACCACTCCATTATATCTTTCGTAAACTCGTCACAATTTTCCCAAGGCGATATTTCATCTAACGCCTTCATAACTTCGTTTACATCATAATTATCAGAATTGTAATCCCCAGGTGACTTCGGAGTTTCTTGTAATGACGTTTGTTGACTCATTTTGGGTTGCCCTACTATATTCAAGTGCTTGTTGCATTGACATCTCAATACCAAACTTATCTTCTAGGAAGACATTGAGTGATTTGATGTCTGAGCAAGATTTAACCTCTTGGATTAATTCCTGTTCTTTTACGGCAAGATTAAAGAAATCTGTTTGCCAATCACTATATTTATCAACAACTTTAGCAGCAAATGCTGCGGTTGTCAACCCTCTAATAGTAGCAAGTCTATCAATTAATTTAACTGTTGTAGAGTTATTTGCGATATACGCAGTTGCTTCTTCATATTGGTCTTTCCAACTGGCATGTTCTAACTCACCATAGTTGGTCTTCAGTACTGTATATCTTTTCTCAAAAATTCCTTGTATTTTAAGAGTAATGATTTTCTTCATTACTTCTTCAGTCTTATCAAAGTTTGCTTGAGTTATGGTCTCCTTATGCTTGTCAGTATATAATCCTGCCTCATCTGTACCATAAACAGACTTCTCTGCCCTTACCTCACCCCAATATGTTTGTGCTGTAATAGCATCAGCAGCAGTTAGTCTTACATAACCAACTCCTTGTGGTAAATTATCCCACCTATCAGTATCTATGTGACCCCAATACAGACCCATAATAGAATCCAAACGAGTCCCCCAGGTATTCAGTATAGGATACCTTTCAAGATCAAATACGATAACGTCTCTAGTGTCTGCCATTAGTAATTAGGAATGTTTGTACCATAGTCATAGGATGCTTGCCCTGAAGTCGTTGAAGACGCAGAGGCACAGTGTGCTGAGGACATACCAGAATGTCCCTTGGGTTCAGTTGTGTTACCCATATAGTTATGACCATCATTCATGTAGTTAACTTTGAATGTCTGGTTATTCTGGTTACCATTGTAGTTACCTAAACAATAACCTTTTCTCATACCCATTTGGAAATTTTCTTCACCCATGTTACCAAAGTTAAGACCGTGTACCTGAGTACCAGTACGGTCATCAACCTTTTGGTTACCATTTTGGTTGTTGTTTCCAGTACCAACATACATGTGTCCTAGCATAGTTGGAAGAATCTTCTTCCATCCATCACCACCAGGTCCATGATTCCACATGGTATAAGATTCAGTCTTCCACTCAAATCCTCTTCGGGTACCCGACCTCTTAATCCACCCATGAGTTCGTCCATGACCACCCCATGTAGGGTCATCACCACCATCAGGGAAATCATTAGGGAAACCAGATGTCCTCATAGTTTCAGTCTTCAAGTTGAAAACGTCAGTCCTTGAGTTACCACCACCATGCAAGAATGAATTACCACCTGCAAATTCGTGGTCTTGAAAGGATCCCATTGACCCTCTGTTAACAGTCATATCCCACTGGTTAAGGTGTGATATACCATTTTCAGTTGCCATATTAAAACCAGAGGTATAGTTAGATGAACCTCTGTATGTGTTTTCCATTGAATGGAACCAATGCTTGATGTCACTCCACGATCCAGACATGTATCCACCAGATCTGTCGAGTTTGTCACCTAAGTTTGTTGTTGTGTCGTTAGAGTGCTGAGTCCTGTTAATATTCTTCCAAGGACTACCACCTCTATATCCTCCACCTACATATCCGTGTGTCCAGATTCTTGCTTGTGCCCATGAACTTGCACCGTTTTCATGTGACCAATAAGCGTTAGTACCATCTGACATTAATTGTGCTTTAACAGAATAGTCTAAACTATATCTATCAGTTGACTGGTCAGGTAAAGCACTTCCTCCTGCTCCAGCGATTGGTCCCCACTCAGTAGCACCTGTATCTTGGTTATATGAATAACCTTCAAAGGTTCTATCGGTACTATTATATCTGAATAGTCCCTCTACTGCGGTACCAGGTCTTTGACCAGTCGTACCAACTGGCATCTTAACTGCATCTGTACTAGCAATGTCTAGTGTGTAAGACGGTGAGGCATCATTAATTCCTACTCGGTTATTAGTAGCATCAACGTAAAACGTACCAGAATCAAAGTTAAAGTTGCCTGACGATTCCAACTGGAACTGAGCGGTACCTCCACCTCCTGCTAGGGATACAATTTTATCAACATTTAACTGTGACATGTTTAACTTCTATCCTTCGTATTATTTATGCAGGACGGACAAGCACTACACCACGTTTGATGTATGTATCTTCATTTCCACTGTCTTGGTCGGAATGAATGACAATATGCATATCGTGGGATTTATCAGATAATAAGTCAACTGTGTACCAAGAGTCTCCTGTTAGACTATTTGGTCCAGTGCCTCCACTACTGTCTCCTGCGATAGGAGTGAAGTTTCTAACGTATTCACTTGTGTAACTATTACCACTCCTAGAGAAGCAGTTATATCGGTTACTCATAAATCCACCAGGGTTATTACCACCAGCAGTCATTGTAGGTGTCATACCAGCAGTTGATGGACAACTGTTACCATCATTATTACTTATAGCAGTATAGTATGTGAATACATGCTGTGCGTCACCCTCACCTGAGTTGTTACGCATGATGGTTATACCATCACCAACACCTGATGATATACCTAAGAAGTTTCTACCATTAACACCATCATTTGAATAATAGTTATATAGGTTAAACTTCATTTTAACATAACGATAAGCGATTCCTCGTCTGCTAACAGTAGCATACTTAAAGTCAGAACCACCAGTATTTCTATAATATCCATAGGTGCCATTATTGGCAAAATTTCCTGTAGGAGTTGAATCTCCTATATCATTTAACTGGTTACCACTTAATGCTGAGGCATTGGAGAACCATGCGTTTGCTCCTCCTCCATAGTTTGCCATAACGATATAGTATGGATGACTCTGCAATGGCACAAAGTACCTTCTTGCAGTACCATCAAGGTTCAAATAATAATTACCATCTACTGATACACCAGCATCAAATAATCCCTGCACCGAGTTAGGTGCATTTGCTTCGGATGATCCATCCATACCACCAGACTGTGCCATGAATAGTCCAGACCATGCACTACCAGTATATACCTCTAAATATTTTGTTTGAATATTGAACCTCAGCATACCAGCAACAGGAGATGATGGTCTCTCTGAAGTAGTCCCTGCTGGAATGGAGAAATTAGACAAATGAGTATTTGTCATACCACCTGCCACTCGCATATTCTCGCCAGTCTCCATCTCGATAGCGAAATTATTATCTGCTGGTGCAGTAAGATTGTTAACTTTAATAGTGCTCATCCGCCTTGACCATAGAAGAACAACCAATACATCCAGTTTTGACTGCCAGGGTTATTAATACCCCAACTACCAGACCAGTTAGGTTCTGGGAAGTTTTGGTTTGAATAGTTATTACCAGTATTACCAACCCAACAATGGTGCTCAACGTTACATCCATTAGATGCACAACCTAGAGCGTTAATCATACTCATAGTATAGTTTTCGCAGTTTGCAGGAGAGACGTGCCATGTGTTGTTGGGATTCAATTCACCAGCACTACTACCTCTATATCTATTATCTGAGTTACTTGCACTTCCTTTCAAGAAATTCATACCACTCAGTTGGGTACCACCGATATTTCCGTGGTTACCTAATCCTATATGGTCTTCAAACATCTCTTTCATGTTTCCACCTCTATTAGTGAAAACACCATTAATATATGCAACTTCAGTTGATAATGAATAAGGATCACCAGATGTTGACCATCCCTGCATTATCAATACGTCATTAACTGACCAGTTATGATAGTGTCTTGACTTAAAGTCAGCACCCATAAATCCTGACCCTGATCCAAATGTTGTTGTATTAGACCAGTTACCATACCAACTATCACTACCACCAGTATATGAACCGTGGTTAGTGGTATCTGTAATAGATGCTACACCTGCCCACCACTTACTGTTAGTATCTTTGTAGAGATACATTGTCTCTACTCCACCACCATCAAAGTTACAAGAGTAGAAACCATTAGAAGGATTGGAAGTAGCAACATTTCCTAATGTAGTAAATGGAGATGCAGCACTACCATTCTCAGCAGAATATACTTTCCATGTACTACCAGTATATACTTCTACTGAATTTGTAGTTGTATTCCAACGAATATAACCTGCCTGTGGACTGCCTGGTCTTTCACCAGTTGTTCCTGTAGGTAGACGCAATGCACCAGTGCCATCATGATAAATATTCCCTTGAACATTAAATGTTTGTCCTGCGGGGATATTTGTCTGACTGATTGTAGCAGCAGTACCTGCTAATCTTGCTACTGATAACGTGCTCATTTCGTTAGTATTTTCTTCTATTTATTGTCCAAAGAAGGGAAACTCTTCAACCCATGCAGTAGCAATATATTTTGTCCCATTTAAAGGTGGATTACCTCTATGAGAATGTGTCCATGCTGTAGGTGCAATGGTGAATTTACCCTCTTCAGGTTTAATTCTTACGTGTTGATATAAAAATTCAGTCTCACCACCATCAAAATCATCATTAATGTATAATTGAGTTGTGAGTATTCTATAGGGTGTTCCTGGAGTTGCTTCATAATGCCAGTTATGAAACCCTTGACCAGGTTCAGTTTTTTGTAACTTACACATTGTATGTTGAAATTTTCTTCCAACTAATACATCATACTTCTTACCATAATCATTCAGAGCATCTTCTGTTAAGAAATTCCATGCCCTATACACTGCCCTTGATAAGTTATCATGCCAGTATTCAGGTGTTAACTCATGTACAAAAACCTGCTCATCAGAGACGGCACCTCCCTGACCAGCAGTCCTAGTTTTAGATTGTCCTTGTACGTAATTATAATATTCTATTAAATTTTCACCCTTCAAATTAGTCTGATACTCAGATATAAAATTATCATGATGAGTCACATTTAGGATCCGAGGATCCATTCCATCTTTAGTAAAACCCATAGTTTATCCACTGGTCCACCGACCATCATTAAATATCTGTAGTTTACCATTAGTTTCATTAAAACGCAACTGTCCGTCTCTATGCCCTCTTCTAGGTGCGTTAGTAAATTGAGCATTTTCAAATTCTGAATCAGTACCAGAAGGTATTGCTAGATGTGAATTCTGATTCATTAATAACTGACTGTCATCCTTAAATATCATATCTGCCTCTGCCTTTAAAGTGACAGTGAAACTAGGTGATAATCCTTCTATATTACCGACATTCAGTTTACTATTCATCTAATACTCCATGCTGCGTTGTTTTCTATGGTGACTGTAAATCCGTTGTTAATTGCTATCGGACCTGCACTCATCCCGTTAGTATATTTTGCGTCCCCGTTTGCTGAGGGTCCAATTGTAATATTTTCTGCTATTGCTGCTGCATTTGTCCTAATAATACTATCTGTTCCTACAGCAGGTCCACCACCAGAGATAGGTGACCATCCAGCACTACCAGTGCCATCATCTGCCTTGTATATTTCAGCAGAGTCATTATCTGTGTTGAATCTTATTGTACCTACACTAACACCAGTAGGTCTGTTTGCTGTTGAACCAGCAGGAATCCTTAATACACTATTGGCATTAAGGAAACTTAATGTTGAAATAATTGCTTGAGTGCTAGTGGAAATCTGATTCCCACTAATCTGGGTAATTGCCATGATACTTTATTAGATGGGGAACTCTTTGATGTGGACAACATCAGAAGCAAGTGGTGCATCAGTAAATACTACGTTTGCTCCTCCTGCGTCTACGGTATAGTTGGTACCAGCGATTTGGACAACACCATTTAGAGTAACTAATACAGAATCGTCAATGTGTGCTATACCTCCACTATATGTAGAAATTGCGAATGTTAATGTGCTACCATCACCAGTATATGTCTTAGTAATATACTTATCAGCAGCAACACCACCTCTACCAGTAACAACTAAGTCACCAGTAATTTTAACATTGCCCAAGATATTCATTCGATATCCTGTTATAGCAGCAGTACCAATACCCATATTCTGAGTGCCACTGAATGTAGCAATATCAATAATACCAGTATCAGTTAAACCAAACTCCTTCCATACTTGGTTATAGTATATCCAACCAAGAGATTTACCTGGAGTCCAGTTAATGTTATAAACTAAGTCTCCATCAGCAGGAGTAGTGTAACCAGTGATGTTAGAGAAGTCAGGTAGTCCACTTGCATCTTCTGGTGCAAGTAATGTCTGCTTGATAACTGTTCCATCTTGGTTATAGTATGAAATTTTCTTCGCTTGAATGTTATTCGTAAAGGTTGTTAGACCTTGGAATGTAACTGGACCTGCAAAGATTGATTCTAACTGGTTAGATGCACCACCAATTACGGTTAGTTTATCTGTTAATACCAATTCAGAGAAGGTTTCAATAGTAGTATTCTCTTCACCAATAACATTAAGTTGTGCAATATCTTCGTTTGTTATCTGACCTGTAACTGGGTTGATAACCTGGTTACCAATGAATAGGTCACCATTAGAGTTAAGACCAGAGTAGAAAGCAACACCTGCTTCTTCTTTAATTGACTGAGAGAATTTAACTTGGTCATTAGTTAGCGTTTCTACCTGTGTCTGCGGGAATGCAGTAGAGTAGTTACCTGGACCGAAACCAAGGTACTCAAATGTATGGTTACCAGATCTAAGTATAGAGTGTCTTCGCAATTCGCAAGGAATTGGTGCGACTGTTCCGTCGTTGTTTTCTCTGACATTAATCTTTCTGACTTCTTCATCACCAGCACGAGCAGTGACTGCAACGCTAGACAATCTTGCGTTAACTGAATCATAGTTGGGAGTTGTACCTGGTTGTGTCCATCCTGTATCTGATAATAAGAATTGAACTGCTTCCTTAGTAATAGACAGTTTAGGATCTTTTGCTGGAGTAGGTGTAGCACCATCAGTTGCATTGACTAGACCAATGGTTTGGTTGTCAGCAACAGAAATAGCAGCACCAGGATCAGCAAGTGGGTTGTCTCTGTCGAATGTTGGATAGACTTCATTGACGTTCTGTGAGAACTTCCTGTCATTGAAGTTAGCAGTTGATGGAGCAATACTTGCACATAATAATGTTAAGTAGTAGATACCATCACTAACACCTCTTTCAAACTTCTGCACAATTTCCATATCATAGACATAGAAACATCTGTTTAAATTATAAGAAGTAGTATCACTATTAAGTGGTTGTAATACATAACCAGAGATAGGATCTCTTGGTAATGGATTGGTCTTATCTTTGTCTATAACATAGCGAACACGATATGTCCTGTCTGCCAAGTCTCTACTATCTGGGATACGGTTAAGGAATGTAGTAGGAGTGAAGTTAACAGTGTTGTAAGTAGTATTAGTTGAAAGCGTAGTGTAGATACCGTTGTTTGTTGCAGATACCGACAAATACCATCCACCAACACTATTGGCAACGCCATTAATTGTATAAGTTGAACTATCATATTGTAAAGGAGATCCAGCAACACCAGCATCTTTACCAGATACACTTGGACCATAAGGTGAAATACTTGCAGAGTGAGTTGTTGCAACTGCTGCACCTTGAGCAACAAGTAGACAGTTTAGTTTATCTGCTATAGCACTGTTTCCAGTACCATCTTGTCTTGCACCGATTGTATAACCCTGTACTCTATTTGTTGGTGGTGATGCCTCTACAGTATAACCATATAGATATAGTCTTGTTCCTGGTGTACCACCCTGTCCTGCTAATGCAGCGTTAATTGTTTTAGTTCTTGGAATATCAATGTTAACCCAGTTAACTGATACTTCATCACCAAAGATGACGTTACCATTAACTGTGCCAGTATTATTAGTAGTCAGTGTAACTACTCTTGTAGATGTATTAACAGCACCTACTGTTGTACTAGCAGCAATACTTGTGCCAGTAACATTCATACCTTGAAGCACACCCTCGATGGATCCATCATTTGCGAGTGTGATTGTGTTTGCTCCACTTGCACCAGTAGCAGTTGTTGAAATAACATCAAGTGCTTTAGGTGGTATAATATGAGAGATTTCTCCTGCTTTATCTTTAGAGAATGATTTTGCTTTAAATCCAGCAGACCTAAGTGCAATACTACCAAAGTTACTGTTAGAGTTAGTAATTGACATGTCACCACCACTTTCAGCAGTGAAGTGACCTTGGAATCCAACAGCGAAAACGGAAACCGCCTGAATGAAAGCATCATTAGATGCCATGATGTGTCTGTGTCCCCATCCCTTACGGTATTCAGCGAAACCGTCTAGGTGAGCACCATCTCCAGCAGTTGCTACATCATAGTTACCAGTTGATGCGTTATATCTAACGAATGCTCTATCATCTTTCTGTAGTGATAGTCCAGTAAACTGAGCAACAACCATTGATTTGAAACCAGTTGCCTTACTACCATCTGCATTCATACCATTCATACCCCACACACTTCTTAGTGATAGGTTGAAAGCATAAGGTGATGCAGAGTCAACTGTGTCAATCTCTGTCTTAACAGTTATATTAGTACCTACTGCGTTTCCTGTAGGTTCTCCTTGCATCTGATAAGTAAATACATTACCTGACGCTGATGTAACGGTGAAACTGCCGTTATACAATGAAGCATCGACTTCCGATTGTGGACCAGTTGATCCAGTAACACCAGAGATGTTAATGTTAACACCAACAGAGAATCCGTGATCTCGTGGGTTGTCGAACTCATCAACTGTAACTGCTGTTGCTGTTTGTCCATTCCTAGTAATTTGTAGGATACGATATTCATCAGAAATTGGACCAACAATTCTGTTTTCCTCAACCCTTGCCTGAATTTGGTCAGTTGATGGGTCTCCAGAGGTATCAGGAATTGTTGCGAATGCTTTAGATACTTTCTGATAGTATATCTCTAAGTCTGATCTTTCTAATATGTTTGGTACAGCAGAGTAGTCTGCATTTGGTACAGTACCACCAGAAATAAGTGTTGATAGTGTATTCAAACCATCAGCAAACTCAAAACATGTGAGTCTATGGTGTGAATACTTAGGTGCTAATGTCGTTACAGAGTCAGGTTTGAAATATACACCTTCCTCAGCACCATCAAAGAATGAGAATTGCCAGAAGTAAGTACCACCAGTTACCTTGAATATTGCTGTCCGAGGTGGAATCTGTGCTTCTGTGTTAATACCTTGTGCAGGTAATGTTGTAGGATATGGGACATACTTAGGAATAATCTTAGTACGTCTGAGGTCAGTACCAATGACTGAACAACCTCTTGGGACTATAACTCCTCCTTCAACAGAGTTATACTTATATAATACGTTATTTGGTGA